TTAAGAAAATTTTTTTTTATAAACATAAATTTATTTTTTATTAAAAAATGTGTGGTATTTTAGCATTGATAAACTATATAATATCAGATGTTGAATTATATAAAAAAGCTATTGAATCCGGAAAGAATAGAGGACCTGAAGAAACAAAAATAGAAAAGGGAGAATTATATGAATTAATATTTCATAGATTAGCTATAAATGGATTAACAACAGATTCAGGACAACCATTTGATATTTTAGGTTGTAAATTAATATGTAATGGAGAAATCTATAATTATAAACAGTTATATAATTTATTAGATGTTGAACCGCAAACTGAATCAGATTGCGAAGTAATTATTTATTTATATAAAAAATATGGAATAGAACAAACACTAACTATGCTAGATGGCGAATTTTCTTTTATATTAGTAGATAATAATAAAATATATGTTGCTAGAGACCCATATGGCGTTCGTCCATTATATTATTCTTATGGAAATGCTATAATGTTTAGTTCTGAATTAAAATGTATAGATAAATTAAGTTCAGAAATTAACAATAAAATAGAATATTTCCACCCAGGACATTATATGATATTGAATAATTCGAATAATAATTCGGGTAACAATTCGAATAATAATTCGGGTAACAATTCGAATAATAATTCGGGTAACAATTCGAATAATAATTCGGGTAACAATTCGAATAATAATTCGGGTAAATATGAAGTAGAAGAATATACAAAATATATTATACCCAGATATACTCATGTTTCGCATAAAACAAATATTCAGCAATTTAATGATTTTGCAGATATTAATATGATATATAGAAAGATTTATTACAAATTACATAGCGCAGTGTTAAAAAGATATGAAAATACACATAGACCAATTGCATGTTTATTATCAGGAGGTTTAGATAGTAGCTTAGTAACTGCTTTAGTTTGTAGAATAAATAATAATAAACAAAAAATAGAAACATATAGTATTGGGTTAAATGATTCAGAAGACTTAAAATATGCTAGAATTGTTGCGGAATATCTTAAAACAGAACATCATGAAATTATAGTTACAGAACAAGAAATGATAGATGCTATTCCTGATATAATTTATAATATCGAAAGTTATGATACAACTACAGTTAGAGCAAGTATTGGAAATTATCTATTAGGTAAATATATATCAAAAAATAGTGAAGCAAAAGTAATTTTTAATGGCGATGGTTCAGATGAATTATGCGGAGGATATTTATATATGAATAAATGTCCCGATGATATAGAATTTGATAAAGAAACAAGAAGACTATTAAAAGATATTCATAAATTTGATGTTTTAAGGTCTGATAAATCAATTTCTTCTAATGGTCTAGAACCAAGAACTCCATTTTTAGATAAAGAATTTGTAGATTATTATTTATCTATACCTTGTCATATTAGAAATCATAATAACTATAATTATATAGAAAAATATTTACTAAGAGATTCTATTAATTATATGACTAAAGATTTATTACCAGAAAATATTTTATATAGAAAAAAAGAAGCATTTAGTGATGGAGTAAGTAATAAAGGAAAATCATTATATAATATTATTCAATCATATATTGATACTATTATTTCTGATGATATTCCACTATATGAAAAAGAAAAAAAATATTATAAAAAAATTTATGATGAATACTATAAATATGATTTATTGCCTTATTATTGGATGCCAAGATATATATCTAGCAATGACCCAAGCGCTCGAACATTAACTATATATAAAAATTAATTACATTAAATTTTTTTTTTATAAATTTATCTGAATTGTTGATATTGTGGATTATATTGTTGCATTTGCTGAAATTGAGGTTGTTGTTGATATTGTTGTTGCATAGGTTGTGGATAAGGATTTGGTTGTTGAACTAAATATGGGGATTGAGACATAGGATATACTCTTTTATTAGATAAAATTTTTACATTTGTTGCAGAAGAACCAACCATAACATATAATAATACAACACAAATTATAGCAATAAAAATATAAATTAAATATGAATTGTCTGCTGGAGGAGTTGTTGAATTGCTAGTTCCACTTCCTGAACTACCAGAATTGCTAGAAACTGTAGAATTACTTATTTTTTTAGGTATGCATAAATTATCGGCTGATATTAAACCTGGTAAGCTATTGTCTATCAATCCTGTTGTTTTATCAGGACTACGCATTATATTTAATAATGATATTACTTCATTTTCTGGACATTTTATTTCATATAACATATCAGCTGGCATTTCATCTTTATTTCCTGTAATATAATAATCTCCTGATATTATACCTCCTGTTCCTCCAAGAGTTTTTCCACCTGGAATACGAATACTATTAGTATAAACTTGATTTTTTCCTAATATTATTTTATTAAAACCTTCTAAATTAGAAATTTCAAATGGGTCTCCACCATCACCACCTCTACAACCAATAGTTGTTCCATCTGAACATGTAGCACATAATTTATTAATAGAATTGCCAGAATTTCCGTGAAATTTTGTAACATATGAGTCGGTAGGACATTGTACTAATGTACTTTTAGAGGCTCCCATTATATATATAAAAAAAAAATATAAATAAGTTAAAAAATTATTATAAATAAGGACTTGGCATACGCTGCATATTCATAGGTTGCATATTCATAGGTTGCATATTCATAGGTTGCATATTCATAGGTTGCATATTCATATTATTTTGAGGATATGTGCTAGCCATAGGCTGGCTATACATAGGCTGGCTATACATAGGTTGCATATTCATCATTCTTCTTCTATTTTTTGGCTCATCACTACCACCACTCATGAATAATAAAGCTATAACTATTATAAAAATTATAAATAATAAAATATATGTTCCAGAATATGAAGTATTAGAATCTTCTGCATCTCCAGCTGCTGCAGTTCCAGTATTAGAACTAGCTGCTGGCTTATCAATACAAGTTCCTGAAATAGATGGAACATAAGGAAGAATATTAGTTGCCTTAATGGGTTTAATTGAATTAATAACTTGTCCTGAATTACATACAATTGAAGCTGGCTTTTCCATATATTTACCTCCTACATATGGAATTATATCTGAATCATTAGAATAAACTTTCATATGGTTTAATATTGTATCTCCACTATCATCAATAAATCCCATATCAATTTTATTAAAACCATTAGAAACTTGTTGTGAATTAAATGCACTTCCTCCACCAGAAACTCCTAAACATCCTAAATTAGTTCCATCTGAACATTTAGCACATAATCTATCTATAGCACCACCAGCCCCACCACTTAACTCTGTAATATAAGCACCAGAAGGACAATCTAATGAATTTACACTTGATGGTAAAGGAATACAATTAATACTACTAACCTGATGCGCCCAACCTCTGGTAGTATCTCCAACATATGATATTTCATTCATAATTGTTCCATTTGGACATGTAAAATCTTTTTTATTAACACCACCCAATGTAGTGCCTCTTTTAAAATCAGTACCATTATTATTTATACCAAATCCAGTCATATCATCATTTCCATAACCATAATTAGAAATATTACTAAAACCTTTTTTATTTGCTGTAGAAAACCAACCACCACCTTCACCAACTCCATTGCAATGTCTGGAACCATCAGAACATACAGCACAAAATTTATCTACAGAGTCTCCCGATTTTCCTTCAAATACAGTAATATAAGAACCAGAAGGACATGTTAATTTTGACATTTTATAATATTTTTTATATAATATTTTATATATATAAAAAATAAATATATTAAAAAAAATAAATATAATTACAGAATTTAATATGAAAAATCTATTAAATTATTAATATTGCCTCATTGACATATTTTGCATAGGCATATTTTGCATAGGCATATTATTCATTGGCATATTTTGCATAGGCGTATTATTCATTGGCATATTTTGCATAGGGTATTGATTATACATATTATTTTGAGGATATTGGTTATACATCATTCTTCTTTTATTTTTTGATTCACCATCTCCCATAAATAATAAAGACATAACTATTACTACAACGATGAATAATATAATGTATAATGTATAATTTGGAGTATCATCCTCTGTGTTATCCCCAGTGGTATAATTAGTATTTTCAGTTTCCGTGTTTGTACCAGAACCACTACCAGTGCCTGTATTTGAGCCTGTGCCAGTTCCTGTTGTAGCTACTGGTTTTTTGTAACATAATACTGAACTTAAACTAGGTGTAAGAGTACTATTTCCCCAATTACTAATTGGAGTAATAGAACTAATTACTTCACCATCATTACATTTTAGTGTTGATGAAGTTCCGCCAGTATCTCCATATCTAGGAGAAGTAATATTTTTTCCATACAATGTTATATTTCTTAATATTTTATCATTATTATCTGTAATTTCTGATATATCAAATTTTTCAAATCCATCATTCGAAGTTTGATTAAATGGAATTCCTCCACCAGAAACTCCTAAACATCCTAAATTAGTTCCATCTGAACATTTAGCACATAATCTATCTATAGCAGCACCAGCACCGCCACGTAATTCTGTAATATATGAGTTAGCAGGACATGTTAATTTGTATTTAGGAGTTGGGATGCTTATACATCCAACACCTTGAACATGGTGAGCCCAACCAATATTTGTATCGCCAACATATGAAATATTATTTATAACTTGATTAAGTGGGCATTTATAATCACTTTGAGTTATACCTGATGTTGTTCCATACTTTGTGACACTAAGTCCATCAGGATTATTAATAGCAAATCCTGACATATCGTCATTTCCATAAGAATAATTAGAAATTTTATTAAAACCTAATCTATTATTTAGTCCAAAATCACCTCCACCATTACCAGTTCCATTACAATGATTTGTTCCATCAGAACATAAAGCACAAAATTTATCTATTGATGAACCAGCCCTACCATAAACTCGTGTAACATAAGCCCCTTCCGGACATGTTAATTGTGACATTTTATATTATTATTTTTATATTATTTTTTTTATACTAATATCTAAAAAAAATATAGTAATATTTAAAAATATCTAAATGTATTTAAAAAAAAATATAGTATATAAAAAAATATATTAATCAAATTCTCAAATTTGATATTTAACTAAAATTTGATATTTACTCAAATTTAACTTCGTTTTCACCATAGAACCATTCAGAAGTTAAACCTTGTTTGATAGCTGCGTCTAATTCATCTAATTCTTTAAGCCAGATTTTAGAACCTTTAAACTTTCCAGTTTCATCTTCTAAATATTTAACTCTTTCTTTGTATTCTTTAATTTTTTCATCTCTCTTATTAAAATTAATAGAAGTTAAATCTCTATAAGATAATTTCAATAAATAATCATAACTTGCATCTGTTTCTGTAATCAATTTAATGAGTTCAGAAACATTTGTAAATTTCGGTGATTCTAAAACACTATGATTGAATTTATCATAAGAATTATCTTCGAATATCTTATTAGCCATTTCTTCTGTAGTTTTATTTGTAATTTTATATGTATCATGATTTTTGCTAAACCTTTGAATATTTTCTAGCATTTTAATATTTAATTTACATAAAATGATTTCTCTTTCTATTCTTACGGCATATAGATTTTTTCTATATACAAACCAATCATCAAATACTTTTTCATATGTATCGTATTCTACAACTTCTCCTTTTTCATTAACTAGATTTATTCTATCATAAATAGGAGCGCGTAGTTCGAAATAATCTTCGAAGCAATCAAAAATTGCATTGCCTTGTTTATCTACGATTCCATATTTACTATTATCAGAGCTGATTTTTTCAAATGCTCCTTCTTTAAGATATAATTTAATATCAACACCATCCATTGTTGTATCATCATCGAAATCATCAATAAATTCTTTTGTTTGAATTCCTTTCTTATCTTCTTTATCTTTTTCATCATCAGAACCCTTTAAATATGTATTACTAAATACTCCCAATGGAAGTTCTGTAATATGAACAATTCGTTTCTTAGGGTCATAATCATAATTTCCTACTGAATAGTTTCTACCATTATATTTTCTAATTGAACCCTTAAAGCATCTATTCCACATAGGAAGAGGTTTGCAATGAGAGATTTCGCCATTAATCATTAATCGTAGATTTTTTATAATGTGGTCAATATCTCTAGCTTGTATATTTATAGCCCAACCAGTAGCTGGTAATTCATTTGTTTCACATAATACATATGGAATAATTGGAACATAATATTTTGGTTCATATCGTTTTCCATCTTCTATTTCATATTCTAAAATGAATTCGTCTTCTTTTCTGAATAATTTATCAGCTAGTTTATTATTAACTTTTGTATAAATATATCTGCTTGATGCATAGTCCTTATATCCTTTACTTCTAGTTCCATATTGTCCGAGAGGTAATAATAATGGAAGATTTCTTGCCATAGGATAACCTTGTGCCATTCTTGTAATTGTAGATTCCAAAGATGCTTCACCATGATGATAATTAGCATCTGCTACAACTTTTCCAGCCAATCCTTGAACCTTAATTTCTCCATTACCATGTTTTCTAATAGTATAAAACACTTTTCTTCTACTAGAAACAAACCCATCAACTAGATTTAGTAATTTTCTAATAATATTATCTCTTTGAAAACTCTTAGAGTCAATTTCAAAATGTTCGCTAATAGGAATATTTTTCTTATCGCTATAATCTTTATTTACTGGAAATGATAAAGCCTGTTTTCTATCAGAAGTTTCAGTTCCATAATAAATAAACATTGTTTTAATTGCATTTTCATCCAGAATATATGTTACAATTTTACTATCAATGTTTTTAAACATTTGAGTAACTTCTTTAAAAGATTGTCTATGAGTTCCCAATCCTTTATAATATTGTATCTTATATTTTGCAAGTGTTTTTTCATCTAGTGAATCCATCCAAATCTTGGCTTCCTTTTCACTATAGAATTCTTTTACAAAATCTTTTTTGCTAGTTGGATATGCTCTAATTACTGGAGTATTTATTCTTCTAATAAATCCTTTTTTAACTAGGGCAGGCCAGTATGTCATAATAAATGTTGATAATAAACCAAAGATATTAAAACCGTCTAAATCCTGATCCATTAATCCAACAAGAAATCCATATCTTAATGTTTTGAATTCCTTATCATCTTCATATGTTTTATTAAAATCCAATCCAAGAACTTTAATTAAACAACTGATGCGGTCATTATCATTAATTTTCTTTTTTGGAATTCTTTTTACAGTTCCTTTATTTATTACTTCTAAGCTTTCTTTAAGCCCATTCATCATAACTCCTTGGATTCCAAAAACTCCATAATAATCATATGTGAATTCGGGTGTTGCTTTATCTAATAATCCAGTATCTGCAGTTCCAGATGCACTATCTCCTTCTGTAATAATTAAACCACATTTAAGACATTCCTTGACATCTCTGCAAAATTTAGCTTCTTTATATTTGGGAACATCTATTTTACTTCTATTGGTTCTTGTTTTAGTAGAACCAATCTGTGTTTTTAAAAAGCTATCTAAAATAGCAGGAGCCAATAAATCCCATAATTTTTTATAAAAAGTTTCTGGAATTTTATAGTTTTTAAATTTTTCTATTGGGTCGCTAATCGCTTCTTTTGTTTGACTCAAGAATTGAGGCGATGGAATAGAACCTTTCATAAATATATGAACATTATTTAGAATATAGTTTTTATTAAACTTTACTCCAGCTTTCTTAATTTCTTTTTCTACATACTCTTTCAAGTTTTCCACTAGCAATTTTTGAATATGTAAAATATGAGTTCCACCTTTTGGCATATGAACTCCATTAACAATGGATAATTGGCATTCTTTACCATCGCTAACAGCAAATCCAACATCCCATACATATTCAGCATTAATAGTAGTTGTTAATACTTCATTACATGAAAACATTCTACAGAAACTATTAAAACTAGGAATATCAATTAGAACATCGTTATATTTAAATTTTGCTTTAACATAAACGGCTCCTTGATAACTTCTAGTTGTTAATAATTTATCTAAAGTTGGATAAAATGTAGAATCGATATTGAATTCTTTATAATTAGGCTCGAATGTTATTCTTGTATATGGCTTTTCTTTTGTTTTCGTAATACTTGGAGGTTCAATAATAGTTAAACCATTTTTAAAAACTTGCTTATATAAAAATCCATTATCTATGGTTTCTAATATCATAATATTAGAAAATGCATTTGCAAGTTTTAAACCTACGCCATTTGTTCCACCTTTAATATTATCTCCTGTATCATCTATATTATCTCCTGCTAAGAATTCAGAAGCTATCATTTGTGGAATATACATTTCTACTCCATTAATATTTTTAGTTTTTTCAATAGAAATACCGGGACCATTATTATAAACACTAATTGTTCCATTATCAAATTTTACATTTATTTCTGTAACAGTCTTAGGATTATGGACAAAATGGTCTAAGGCATTTACAATAACTTCATCAATAATTTTTAATAAAGCTGGAGGATATTTTAATTCTTCTAATTTAAAGCATTCTTGTTCTAAAACATAAGTTTCGATAGTTTGCATTTCTTTGCTACCTGCCCACATGCTTTTTTTCTTAGCATGTTCAAGAAGTGAAATCTGTTTAACCTTTCTTTATCCTCCGTCCATTGTTATTTATATAGTGATATCATCCTATAATAAATTCAAATTTTGGATATAAAAAATACATAAAAAATATTCAAAAAAAAAATAATACCATTTATGCTATATTAGAAATACCATTTAATATTCTTTTTTGCATTATTTTTAATTCTTGAATTGCTTCTCTAATATCAAAGTCTCTAACTTTATCATTCATTACAGGAGCTTGTTTAACACATGCTTCTTCTTCTGTTTCATTAAATTGATTATATGCATAATAGAATAATAATAATATTAACACTATTACAAGTATATTAGTAAAATTATTAAAAATAAATACGATTAATGTTACTAATATATTGGACTCTTTAGATGATTCATCTTTTGATTTAGTTTGTTCTTCTTTTGTTTTATCTTCGTCCATTGTATATTTATGTATTTGTTCTATTTTAACCCGAAAATTATTTAAAAAAAATATATATTATTTAAGTTTTTATAGTATTTTTAGTTATAATTTATCTTCCAGAAAGAGAACCTACGAGCATTCCCTCATTAACTGAACGACCAGCTGCAAATCCGCTTAATGGTTCCTTCTGCATCTCAGCAAGTCTATTCATATCATGCTCATCTACAGGAGCAACCCAGAAGGAGGGTGATTCAAATCCCTGACGGTGGTGATGGGGATTGTGGCGTTTAGCTCTGAATCCTTGGTTTGTTCCACTGAATTCAGTGTTACGACCTGGTGCCCAAAGTGCTGTATTATTTAAAAATCCAGATGTTTTAGATACATCTGCTGTTGTTGCTGTTGCGGGTCCTGTTAAAACAGTTAAAGCATCTAACTTAAGGAAAACCAACAGAACTAATACCAATATAACTGATACCATTACGGCTAACCATTCATCTAAGAATCCTTTTTCTCCTGCCATTTTATTAAAAGTCTATATGTATATTATACTATAAAAAATAAATTATTAAAAAAAATATTAAAATTTAATTAATTAAAAGACGTATGCAAACTTTCATATTTAGTGTTTGGATTTATAAATAGGTTATTATTAGCAAATCCAGATAATAAATAAGATTCATCAGAACAAAAATATAACATTAATAAATATAATATTATTATTACTATTAAAATTTCATTAAGCATTTATATATTAAAAAAAATATATATTTATTTTAATATTATTCTATGTCTCTAAACCCAATTGCTTTTGCTCTTAGAGGAATATCATCTTCTGATTTATCTTGATATTCTACGGTTAGTAATCTTCCATTATATTTTTTATTGAAATTTTTTAAGCATTCTTTGTATAATTCATATCGTTCATCATATGTTTCTTTTGGTGTTACATTAAACTGAATACCATTATTTTCGCAAATCCAAATTACGGCTCCTTTATCTTTACCTCTTTTTCCTTCTGTATAATTTACACATTTGAATTCATCAGTAAATGATGGTTTCATTTTTACTAAATCATTTGACCGTGTAGTTGCTTTATCTGGATTTCCTACATATACTCCATTTATATTTCTGAGCATTGCTCCTTCATATTCTTGTTTAATGAAATCTTTATATTTTTTATTAGCTTCTGCTTTGTTTTCTACAAGAAATGTTGGAACTTCCTTGACATATTTTATTTTATTATTAATTTCAGAATTGAATTTATCTAATAATGAATGTCTATCATTGAATGGCATATCCATCTCATCTGGATAAAAGCAGTCATAAATATGATATTCATTATCCTTTTTTTCTTTTTCATTTCTGCTATCTCCCGATATTTCTTGTAGAGATTTACCATGTTTATATAATTCTCCATCCAAATATAAACTATTTTTTTTATAAAATTTCTTTAAGAATGGATATAATAATTCTTTTATGTAATCAATACTAGGAAATATTTTTTTAGTTCTAGTATAAGCAACTACAGAATTAATATCATCTTTATTTTTTAAATAAATAATACACCTTACACCATCCAGTTTTGGCTGAATATATAAAGGATATGTTAAATATTTTTCGGCATCTTTAAATGTTTTAGCTAACATAGGAAAATACATTTCAGGAGCTTCCTTATGTTTTTGGTCTTTCTTTTCAGATAAACCTAAATCTTTTTTCTTTAACCAAGTAGAACGACTTTCTATTAAAGCTCTCTGGAATACGTTTCTTTCATTACTTCTTCCTTTGTAAATTGGCTCTTCAAAATATGTTGGTGAATTTCTGGTTATTTTTCCTCCTTCAATTCCTGTTTCTACCCACATTTCCGAAATAATACTATCTTCTATTTTATCCGTAAAATATTTTTGTTCAATTGGAACCTGAATTTCTTTTAACATATTCCAATCAATACCTTTTAATTTGTCTCCTTTTTTAATCATTCTAATATGAATAGTCCATTTTCTTAATCTATCTAATTCATCTTTATGCCATAACGTAGGCAATACATAATATCCGGAATCATTGAGTTCTCCGGGAAAGTCTTTAAAGTCAGTAAAATTTCTTTTTGAACTTGCCATTTTATTGTTATATAATATATATATTCAAATTTTAAAATGTTACTTAGCAATATTTATAATACAGAAATAACTATTGATATTTTTTTAAAGCTTATAATTTCAAATTATGAATGTGAAAAAGCTATATTGTGTTGGAAAAATAAATTATGGTATATATTGCCAGATTTTACATTAATGAATCTAGAACCTGATATAATACGAATAACAAAAAAATATAATTTTAATATTTCAAACTATAAAGAAATATTACTAGGTGGAACAGAAATAATAAGCAAAATTGGATATAAATATAAATTGTTTTTATGTAACGTAAAATCCGAAATTACCATAAATGATAATGATGCATTTATACTAACATCATATATAGATAAATTATACCATAAATTTTTATTAGATAAACAAAAAAAAGAACAAGAAATAATGTTAAGTAATATTAGCCATAGTATAAGAAATCCATTAAATAATATTTTACAACTTGTACCAAGCGATGGAGAATTAAAAATGTCTGCTCTTGCTTTATCTAATTCAATAATTGATATTATAGATTTAACAAAATTAAAAATGGGAAAGCTTCAATTAAATATTACTAGATTTAGCTTAACAGATTGCATACAGAATATTTTATTTATTATAAATGATATTAATAAAAATGATATTCCAATTAATGTTGTTGTAGCCGATTCTATTCAAGATATTATTTATACTGATGAAATAAGATTAAAACAAATTATAATTAATATATTAGAGAATTCTATTAATTATACATATGAAGGAGCAATTGATATATATGTTAGTTCAGTAAATAACTTAATTAATATTATTATATCAGATACTGGAATTGGAATGAATAAAAACATATTAGATGAAACATATACTAATATTGATGGAATAAGTATTAGACTAAGCTCTTATTTAGCGGAATTATTAGGAGGTAAATTAAAACTAAATTATACGAATAGTAAAGGAACATCATTTGAATTGAGTATATTGAGTGAATGTAATAGTATAAAAAATATAGATAAAAATATATTGGTTATTGGAGAAAATAAAGATGTTATCAAATTATTAAATTTTCATAACATATCATTTTTATATACAAGTAAAGAAAACCAAAAATATTATGAAGACTTTGATTTAATTATAGTCAATGTAGAAACTGATATAAGCCAAATGAAATATAAATATTCTATAGCAATTAATAATAATACTAAATGTGATGAATCTATGAACAAATTATCATATGACAAATTAATAAGTATTATGACTAATCCAAATTTATATTATTCTGTTCTAATTGTAGAAGACGATATCATAGGAAGAAAGCTATTAGTTAAAACAATAAAGGAATTAAATTTTAAATATGTTGAAAACGCAAAAAATGGATTTGATGCTATAGAATTAATTAAATCTTATTTTTATGATGTTATGTTAATAGATATTAGAATGCCTAATATGTCAGGGTTTGAATTAGCAGAATTTATAAGAGATTATTACAAAGAAAAAAAATGTCCAAAATTAATAGCAATTACCGGACAGATAATAGAAGAACAAAACGGAGTATTTGATGAATATTTATATAAACCAATTAATATTTATGAATTGAATAGTAAAATAAAATATGTTTTGAACGGAAAGTAGAGAATTTTTCATAGATTTTTTATTTATAGATTTTTCATATAATAGAAAATCCGATTTTTTTATGAAATGAAAAAATCTATAACATATTCAATCTATTTATAGCCCAATTGGTATCTGCTTTATTATTATAATTTTTTATTTCTTGTTTAAATTTTTTGTCAGAATACATATTAATTAAATTAGTCATATCATCTTCATATGGTATATTTGCATCTTTGCATTTTTTAATAAATTTTTGCTTATCAATATATGAAATATCAGGGTCTCCGAGTTCTATTATATTTAAATCCTTAGTTAGCCAATAAATATATTCATCTTCAGATTGTTTTTTAACATCAGGTTTTAGAATTTCACTGTCAATTTGTTGGTATAGTCTCTCATATTTAATGCATTGGTCTTTACAGTCACTAACTATTTTATCAAAATTAAGATGATTTTTTAGCTTAATTATAGCAGCAGTCAATGTGCTAATTATTAAAATAAATTTACTAAAATTTACTACTTGAATTTCGCTAATTAAAGAAAGAACAGGCACTATTAAAACAAAACTCCATTGTATTAAATTCAATCCCATATCAAATTTAGAATATCTTTCAATCATAAATCCTAATATTATTTTCTTTTTTAATATCAATTTTTTCATGCTATCTATCTTGTTTTTCGTTTCATCTGACCACATTATTATATTTAATTATTATTTTTTTAATATTTATATTCCAAAATATTTATTAAAAATAACTAAATTCTCGCTTAAAAAACTATTTGCATTGTCTGCTATTCTATCTTTATATTTTTTATTAATAATAATTTCCATCATTTTTGTTAAGTTATTCAAATTACTTTTGATTTCTATATATTCATTTGTTAGAAAGTTATATAAAACATATTTATAATTAACTCTTAATATTTTTGCTAAAGGAGTATCTAGTTTTTTTAATATATCCCCGAGTCTTTGATTTGCTATTTTTTGTAATTTTAATATCATATACTTTTGAATTGCTAAATAAATATAGTTTTCTTTGTTTAGTTCTTCTCTACATTCAAATTTATATATAATTTTATTATCAAAATCCACGCAATCAATATAACTACGTAATGGAACCCCTAATAATTCAGTGCAAACCTTGTCATCAATATCTAACATAAAATTAAATTTGCAATTTTTTGCTATAGAAAGGGTTTCTATTCTTTGCATGCATTCTTGAATATTCTCTAAATATAACCAATCGTATTTGTTAATATATAAATTCTTAAATAAATATCCTTTCTGAAATAAATCATATTGTGTAGCTAATTTTAATAATTTATCTATAGAAAACTCTGCAATATCATCACATTCTATTTTTGATTCTTTCATAATATCTATTATTTCTATTTTTCCCGTTATTTTTAATTCGGTAAGCAATATTATAGAAATTTTATTAATATTATGAACATTCATAACAGTATTGGATGCTTTTATTCTATCAGTCATCATAATTAAATTTTCTGGGTTTCTTTTTATTTCATATTCGAATAAATTAACGGAATTTATAATAATATTAATAGGAATATGTCTTATAATATCTTCTATCAAAACTATTTTTATTTTTACATCTTCTTTTAATGGTTTTTGTTCTACTTCATTATATTTAATTACATCACAGTATTCTTCTATTTTTTTAAGAAAATATAAATATCCAAATTCATAATTATGAATAAGTGATATTCTTTCTATAGACCTCGTTACAGCAACATATAATTCATTAGTGCAAGAATAGTCACTATTTTTTTTGAAAAAATAAAAATAAGAAGCATCAAACCCCAGTATAATAATAACCTTTCTTTCTAAACCTTTTACTTGATGAAAAGTGGATATAACCAATTTTTTTTTAATATTATTGTTCATTATTTTGGTTTCTGCAGAAGGAATAAAAATAGGTATCTTTTCTTTAATTAATAACTTTTCTACTAAACCAGCAGGACCTTGTTTATTTTTAATAGAAGAAGCCAATATAAAGATATCTTGAGGATGATAACCAAGATTTAAATAATATTTAACTTCTTTAACCACATAATTCGCTTCTCTATCCCATGTATCACATACAATATATCTTGGTTTGTTTCCGGAAATTTTATTAAATTTAATTCTGTTCTTATCAATCATACATACATTAACAAAATCACATATTTCTTTTGGAACTCTATAACTCGTTGATAATTTACATTTAACCCATTCATAGTCATTTATATTGAATAAATAATTAGAATACATCATATACCTTGAATCCGCATTATTATATTCAAAAATACTTTGATATTTATCTCCTAGAATACAAAATTTAGGTATTTTTTTATTATCATTACAAATTTTACAAATTAATTCATAATATAGAGGCGTTAAATCTTGTGCCTCATCTATAATTATAATGTCAAAATTAATATCTTCTTTTGGATTAACTTTTTTTTGCAACATATAATATATTTTTTCATCATTATAATAATTTCCATAATATTTATAACAGAAAGCATGAAAACTATGAGCTTCCATATTTTTTATATGTAATGAATCTATTCTAGTTCTAGTTTCGAGTTTCAAACGTGCATTATAAGTTAAAAGCAATATATTCATTTTATTATAACATTTAGCTATAAATAAATTTGTAGTAGTTTTACCTGAACCAGCCACGCTATCTACTATTACATTATTATTTTCTAACTTTTCTATTATATTTTTTTGTTCATCTGATATGTTTGGTAAATTCATAATATATAATAATCTTAAAATTGAAATTTTATATCAATAAAAAAATGCTTGAATACACAACAATGAAGGTTTATGTCAATAATATGAAATATGGGTTTCTATCCACTGATATAATATTTATGGTAAAGGCAACAATAAATACATATTTTACAGAAGAATTTTATGAACAAAATATTAATCTGGATAACTTATTTTTGAAATATAGACAAGATATTGAAACATATAATCTAATTAGTAATATTATATGTTTATCCGGAGTTTTAGGTTATAAGGAGTATGAAATAGCACATAATCTTTCTAAAAGAATATATCAAATAATGACTGATAATATGTTATATCATTTAATTAAATTCGATATAGTTAAAGCAGCTATGCATATATATTGTTCTACATATTCTATAAGAGATTTTAATTTTACCAGTATTTTGGATAGATTAATTAAAATAATAGAAATAAATGAATTAGAGATTTCTTTAGCTGAATTTTTAGCAATAAGAATCAATATGAATTTATTTAAGGTTAAGAAATTGACAATAGTTAATGAAAAGTATTATAAAATAAATAAATTGGATTTAAGAAATTATAAATGTTTGGAAGAATTAAAAATAACACATACTGGATATGAAATTATCTTACCAGATACAGACATTAAAAAAATATATATTATGTATGAAACCAGTTCAAAAATACATCCTATATTTACTTTGACAGAATTTCATAGTCCTACGCATTTAACTGTGCAAAATTGTGCAGTTATTGCTCCACTATCTGCATTTAATAATTTAATAGAATTTGATATATCAAACTCATATTTATCTTTACCTAATAAGATTTTAAAATTAAATGTAAAAAATAGTAGAATAAAGAAACTAATATGCAATAATCAGCTTACAGGATATGAGAACTTGACAACATTGGAATATTTAGAAATCAATCATATATATCCCGATAGTTGCACTGTATCTATTGATAATATAGGATTAAAAGAATTGCATTTAAATGATGTTAATGTAGTTTCTATAAATGCGCAAAGCTTGCAAAAGTTGGTATTAAATAAGATATTCATCAGTAACTTAATTTTACCTAATTTAAAAGAATTATATATGGTTGAATCTAAGTATTTATCTATATATGCACCAATGGTTACTACTCTTTCGATTTCTCACGATATGAATTTAGACCCATTTTATAAATTATCAACATTAGAGCTATCAAAAACCTCTGATGCGTCTTGGTTTATATTTAATTCTATGTTATGTCAGCAAATCGAAAACTTGTATGTAAATAAACATAATGAAACATTAAATCTATCTCTATTTACAAACTTAAAAGAATTATATATAAATTATACTGATAAGCTAGTAATTAAAGATAATATAAAAATAAATATAATTCCTAGTTACAACGAAGTATTATTAAAAGGATTTAAAAAAAATATGTCTATAGAATTATTGCGATAAAGATTTTCTAATGTGTTTTCGAAATCATTTTTCTAATTTATTTTTTTTTAGAAAAACGTGTTTGCATAGCAAATTGTTTGCATAGCAAATCGTTTTCGAAGAAAACTAATTATTCGCTTTCCTCTATAATTACATATGGATGACACATAAATAAATTTTTTGATAAGTTAGACCAATTCCAATGTTTATCGACATTTCTTTTTAATATCTTATCTGTTATATTAGGATTTAACGAAACATAATACCAATCGTCATCTGTTGCATTTTTTTTAATTAAATGCCAATTGATATTAGCTTGTGAATATATTAAACTAGGATTAACAGAATTTTTTTTAAACTTATTAAGATAAGAATAAATATCCCATGTTATAGCTGGGTTTTCTGTGGCTTTATTATTTTTCTTAAACTTAATAATATTGTCATGAACAAATTCTAGTGTAATATTTTTATTTAATAATATTTCATTCCACTTCCAATTATACTTTGGGTAATCGTTGATTATATCCATAGTAATATTAGGATGTCTAGAAATAATAGCAGGATTAAATAATTCAATATTATCGGATACTATATCCCATGTAATATTTGGATTTTCTGAAACACAATCCCAATCCCAAGGTTTATTCTTATTTTTTTCTATAATATTCCATGTAATATTTGGATTTTCAGAAATACCAAACCAATCCCACGGGAATTCCTTATACATATTTATTATTTCCCATGTTACGCATTTATGTTTTGATATCTCATACCAATCCCATTGTTCCTTATAATTACTATATACTAAATCCCATACTAAGTTTTCATTAAGAGATAACATAGACCAATCCCATAATGGTTTCGGAACTTGTCTAAATTGTTCTAATGTTACGTTTTTATTAGAATAAATATATTTCCATACCCATGGCTTGCGATTATTATTTATAATATCAACGGTAACATTGGGATTGGCAGACAGATAATCCCAATTTAATTTATAAGTATCAACGTTCTTAATCATCCAAGATACAGACATTTTTATACTGTATAATAAAAAATCAATTTTTAAATTTTGAAATGTATATATTGTATAAAATATGCAGGAAATCGGATACATTTATATTAACAAGGAAGGAGAATATAGAACATTATCATATTCTGATAATTTTAAACCATCGGACCATATATGCTTAAAAATAAAAACTATTACTGAATATTCCATAGAAGATATATTTACCTACTTTAATAACAAATTAACCAGATATACTGAAGAAAACGATTCTGAAAAAATATTATACAATAAGATAATTGAAAAACTAATAGAATATGAAATTATAGACTTAAAAAAATTAGGTATATTTATTAAACATATGGAAACATATTCTAGTTTTGTAGATATTAACATGAACTCATTTTCTATATGTTAGAGATATTTTCAAATATTTTTTTTTAAAATTTGATTTATAAATTTATAATTATAACATACAAAATGAGTTCTGTCGGATATATTTATATAAGAAATCACCCATCATATGAAATTAATGATGCATGCAAGATGGGAAAAACGAATAATATTCCTGATAGAGATACCCAATATGCAACTGGTGAAATTAAAAGAGGATATTTTGAACTAGTATTTGAATTACCTATTGAATTAATAGGATATGTTGAACGTTCATTACAAAACGAGTTTTTTGAATTAAATATAAAGTATGATGCGGGAACTGAATTTTATGATAAAAAAATTATTAATCTTATTGAAAATCATATAAAGAATTTAGGAATATTATATAAAAAATTATCAAAACAAGAAATTGATAACTTGGTAAGATGTAAAAGAAATAAAGAATTAAATTATTTATGGTATGAACGAGATTATCAGAAATCCACAATAAAATATAGTATAGATGAACTTTTATTAAAAAATAAAATATATATAGAATTACCAACAGGAGCTGGTAAAAGTTATATAGTATATAATTTATTTCAATATCTTAAAAGTGATTTTATTATTATAATTTCACCACGAAAAATAATAAATTTACAAAATATCGCAAAAAAATATTTGAAAATATTAACAGATATTTATATTACATTTAATTATTCTATAGATAACAATTTTGATGATTATTTAAAATTACCTAATAAAAAAATAGTAATTTGTTGCACGCAATCTGTTGATAAAATCTATGAAAAAATAGTATTGAATAATATAACTAATATAACAATCTGGTTTGATGAAGCTCATTGGAGCATTGAAGAATATTTACATAATAAAAATGCCGAATTTTGGTTATTGAATAATATAAATATAAAATATCGTATATTTACATCAGCATCTCCAAACAAAGAAAGAATAATAAAAAACGAGCATATTTTTGGTAAATTATATGCACCTATAAAGATAAAGGAATTAATAAAATTAAAATGGTTATCTACTATAAAACCATATGTATATAGTGAAAATATCGAGAGTGTTAATAGTATAAAATATATTATTAATGATTTTAATAAGCAAAAAAGACATTTTGGATTTAGTTTTCATAACAAGCAAAGAAATGCATTTAATTTATTCTACAATCATTATACAGAATATAAAAATAATAAAACAGATATAAACCCATTTTTATTAGTTAGCGATAATTTTAATATCGAAAAAGAGTCAAGATTACAGGAAATAAAATTAGATTATGACTATAGAGATATAAAAATATACGAATCTACTATAAATAGTATTGGTTATGTTGTAGCTAAATATAGTATGGGATATGATTTTAATAAATTAGACTTTATTTGTTTAAGTGACCCTAAATTATCAATACAAGATATAAAACAATGTATAGGTAGAGGTATTAGACCTGATGAATTAGGGATTTATGGTTCTAATAAAGAAAAATCATTAATTATATCATTGCCTGTATATATTAAAGAAAATAACAAGTATGAAACCGTAATAGAAGTTTTAAAATACTTATTACATGATATTGAAATTCCATTAAGCGAAATAGAATTTAAAAATAGACATAAATCTATTGTAGAAAAGGAAAATACAACATCTGAATATACGGGAATAAATGACGTGAAATCTATATTATTAGATTTATTGGAATTAGATAATAAAAGAGTATCTACTGGAATAACTTATGAAAAAGCGAGAAAAATTATTGCAGATAAGAACATAAAAGATAAGGAAAGCTATTATAAGTTATGCGAAACCGATAATAGATTATCTAAAGAACCAGATATAATATATAAAGGTCAATTTACAAACTGGATTGATTATTTAAGTATTAAAAGAGTATATTACGAATTAGAAAACTGCAAGAGCAAAATTAATGAATATTTAACGATATTTCCAGAAATCAAAAAGAACTATTTAAATTTATCTATTATTAGCAAACAACTATCAGAAATAGATGACAAATTTCCACCATATGGATTATGGGTAGAATATTACAATGTTAAAGACCTAAATGATATAGTTATTATTATAAATAAGAAAAAGAAGATGGGTGCTGTTTTATAGTATAGTTAAAATTTCTTTTTTTATTAAAAAAAATAAAAAGTGAATTATCTTAATATAAAGAAATAACATCTTGAATATATAAGTATGACAAAGGAATACATCTGCGACTTGTGCAAAAAGGTTTTTAATCAAAAAATCGATTTTACTAGACATAGAAATAAAAAAGCACCTTGTATTACATTAGATGAATTACAACAAATTAGTCAAACAAAGGAGGTAAAAATGGATAATAAAACTAGACTTATTAGCGTATTTAAAAATTGTTTGAATATATTAAGAGATAATGAAGGCTTAACTGGCGAGAAAGCATTAAGAACTATGTCGTATTTGCTAATATTGAAATTACTCGAACCACATTTTGGGGGTGAAATAGATATCGATAATTACGCATATGATTTTAGTCATATTGAAGATGAAATGATTTTTAATCATAAAAAAAAATTATTAGAAATTGTTCGTTTTACTAACCTATCAAATGAAAATGAGGATAATATTCCTGTAAATATGAAATATTTATGGGATGACATATTATCAAATCATCCTACTACAAGAAATATATTCTTGAAAGGTAAAGGGTTCGATATTCAACATAAATCAACTTATAAAAAATTAATTGATAAATTAATCTCTCTTGACTTATCTCAAACTGAATATGATGTTTTGGGTAATGCATATGAAGAAGTAATTCAAGATATTATGACAGGTAAGGTATTAGGACAATTCTTTACGCAACCATTAATTAAAAAAATGATGGTAAAGCTAATAGACCCACAAATATATTCCGACGGAACAATAGATACTTGTGGAGACCCTACTATGGGAACAGGTGGTTTCTTAATTACATATTTACAATATATTTTACAACAATCAAATACAAAAAATATTAATCCTAATTGGGAATTTATTAAAACAGAAGGACTATATGGAAAAGAATTAGAACCTGACACATACCAATTAGCAGTATCAAATATGTTAATCTCATCAGGTCATATGTTCGAGAAATTAGATAGAGGTGATAGTATTCGTGAGCCTATAACAAGAAAGTTTGATAATATTCTTGCAAATCCGCCATATGGAATTAAAGGACTAAAATATGATGATTTTCAAAGTCCCTTAAAATGCGAATATGTTCCTATCAAAACAGATAATGCTGTATCTCTATTTATTCAAGCAATTATTTATATGCTAAAGATTAATGGTAAATGTGCTGTTGTATTGCCTGATGGTCAAGATTTGTTTTCAAAAACAAATAAATCATTAATAGCAATTAGAGAATATCTTATGAAAACTTGCGATTTGAAAGAAATTATATATCTACCATCAGGTATATTTACATACACATCAATAAAAACGTGTGTGTTTTACTTTATAAAAAAGAGAGATGGAAATGATGTTTTAGAAACAAAGGTTAAAATATCTAGAACACAAAAGGAAACTAGTAGAGAATATAAGTTTTCAAAAACACATCAAACAACCAAAGTTAAATTTTATGATTATAATCCATATGAAGATATTAAAAATTTATTAGTAGAAGTTCCTATTGAAAATATTTCTAATAATTCATATTCGCTTAATTATGCTGAATATATAAAAGACGAAACAGAAGAACCACAATACAGTGAAGATGTTATTATAAAAACACTTGGTGAAGTATGTGAATTTGATATTGGAGGAACTCCGTCAAGAAATAAAAATGAATATTATGAAAATGGAAATAACCTATGGGTTTCAGTAAGAGAATTAAATGGAGGTTATATTTATGATACAAAAGAAAAACTAACTGATTTAGGAGTTAAAAATAGTAGTGTGAAATTATTTGCAAAGGATACTATATTATTCTCATTTAAGTTAAGTATTGGTAAAACTGCTATTGTAGGTAATCCATTATACACAAATGAGGCAATTGCTGGGATAATAAGTAAAAATAATGATGTATTGAATAATAGATATTTATATTATTATTTAACTATTAATGATTATTCAAAACTTGGTTCTGGGATGATTGGAAATGGTTCATTAAATAAGAAATCAATAGAACAACTTAAAATCCCAATCCCATCTATTGAACGCCAACAAGAAATAGTAAAATATTTAGATTTCATATATGAAAAAGCAAATAAAACAAGTAATGAGAAAATTGCAGAATTGAAGAAATTAAACGAGTTTTGTTTGAATAATCAAAAAATATTTGGTGAGAATGTTGTGAAAGAATTAGGTGATATATTCAAAGAAGTAAAAACTGGTAAGGATGTTGTTGCTACTGATAGAAAAAAAGGTGAATATCCATTTTATGGAGCAAATGGAATTATTGATTATGTTGATAGTTATATCTTTGATGGTAAATATTTATTAACAGCACGAACTGGCTCATTAGGTTCATTACATATATCAAATGGTAAGTTTTGGTGTTCTGGAGATGTGCATAGAATAGAATTTGAAAATGATACTTTATTATCATATATATATTATTACCTACAAACGATAGATTTTCAAAAATTTAGAACCGGATCAACACATCCAAAATTAAGTGGTTCAAGTTTAAAATCAATTAAAATTCATATCCCATCTCTTGAAAAACAAAAAGAGATTGTTGAATATTGTGAGCATAATGATATGCTTATTAATCAACTAGAAAAAGAAATTGAGAATAATAAAAAGCAAGCACAATTATTTATTAATAATAATATTAAATC